GCCCTGCCAGGAAGACCATGCTGAGGCTTTGGTAGCCGCCCCAGCTAAACATGCGACTCCAGACCAGCTTGGGGCTGATCATGATGCCGCCGACGTAGTAAAAATCAGTGCGGCCGTTGATGTTTAGCTGGACGCGCTGTTGTTTAGTGAAGACAATGGGAATCGTTTCGCCGTAGCGGCTTAATTCTTGGTTGGCCTGGAATCCATATGTTGGAGCAAAACGGTCGCGACCGACGATATTGTCGAGGGCTCGATTGCCGCCTTGACGTTGTTGCGCAGATGGCTTAGGCGCCAGCAACAATGACAGACCTTGAGAAACAAGGCCAAGAACCAAAGAAACGATGGCAACAGTTAACGCGTCATTTTGTACGTCTGGAATATGCGCGTACTCGGCCGGGCGTTCGCGACTGAGCCAGTCGATACGTTGCTTGAACTGAAGATATTCCTGTTCAGTGCAGCCCAGCTCTTCGGCTAGCTGGCGCTCGTAGGGCAGCAGTTGCTGCGGTAGCAGCGGAGTGCAGGAAACGCCGTAAGCGGGTGCCAGGTCACCGCTTGCAGACTGGCCGTTATGTAGAGGATGCCGTCCTGCCAAACTGTCCCGAAAGCGTAATTCTTGTGTGGTAGAAGAACCACGTCTCCATCATACAAAGGATCTAGCACGCGGCGTCCCCAGCCGTGGATAGCCTTGAGGATTTGACGAGGCGGGGCGTCGTACCAGCAGGGGTCGAAGGCGGGGGTGGCGATGCCGAGGCGGTCAAGGACTGTGTAGGCGAGGTGGATGCAGTCGATGGCGCCATCAGGGTCGGTGCCGTCTGCGCCGAGGCGATAAGGGCGACCGATCAGGTCGTACATCAGCTCAGGCGGACCTGCGCAGTGGTGGGCAGTGGGCCAAACACGTCTTCAGTGATGCGGCGTCTTGGTACGTCACCACCAACTGCATCAAGGACTGAAGAGATTTCCAGGCGGAGTTCGGCGTCGCTCCAGATGGCACCGGCAACTTGACCTGCGTAGGAGCTAAGCACACGGTAGTCGGCCTTGTTGTCGGGGTTGAGCATCAGCATGTCCACCAGTACCACCCAACTACCATCGACCAGTGTGGAGGCCCAGCTACGGCTGAGGGAGTTGTTAGGCAAGGCAAGTTGCGTGGACTGGTTGTCGCCGCTACGGTTGACCGTCACGCCCGAAAAGCCGAAGGGCAGGAAGCCGTGGGTGTTGCCGTTGTAAGCGACGTTTTCGTTGATCCAGAAGTTTTGGAAGTAGAGCGGGGATGCGCCGTCCGTGCGGGGCTTGGCGGTCAGCATGTGACCCAGGGCTATTTCGGTCTTGAAGCTGGTGTCCATCAGTTCATGCCGAGGCGGCTACGGGTGGCGCGGGACTGCTGCAGGCGGCGAAGGGTGCGCTGTTCGCCTTGCGTAGCGCCTTGCTGGGCAGCTTGTGCCATGCCAGCACGGAATTGGTCGGCGGTGACGTAGTCAACGGAGTTAATGCGTTCCACTGTATAACGCACATCAATGGAGGAAGCGTTCATTGCTGCCAAGCCACTTGTCGGTCCTGCGTCGCTTTCTCCATTGCCAGGGATTACTGCAGAGCCACGAGCGCCTGAAGCATAGCGATTCATGGCAGAACGCATCTTGCTAGCAGGAATAACGTATTCCGATTCACCACCTTCCCCAATAATTGCATTCGTCGGGCCATTAACAAAGCCACCCTCTGCAAACTTAAAAGCGCCACTGTAATTCGGGACCCCGCCCAGCCCTGAAATTCCCGCATCAAACGAGCCGCCGAAGCCGGCTGCTCCACCCGAGAATCCGCCACCAATGCCGCCGCCAAAAAGACCAAGTACAGACTTGATGGTATACATGACAAGCATTTGAGCAATAATTTGCGCTGCCATGTCAAAGAAATGATCAGCAATGCTTTGGAACATAGAGGACAGCGCCTCCTGCGTAGTTTTAGATCCGCTGGCAATATCTTTGAATGCCTGACCAAAGGCACTGCCAATGGACTTGGCGCCCTCTGCGACTTGATAGCCCCAGTTAGACAACTTTGCTAATTCTTCTTGCGCACTAACAGATGCTTCCTTGATGAATTCCATTGGGCTCTTTTTCTTCTCCTGATCAAGAGGTACGCCAGCTTCAGCAGCAGCTCCCTTAGTTGTAATCCCTCCTCTCGCCGCTTCAAGGTCGGCCAGTGCCTTTTTGAGTCGATCCACTTGATCAGCAGAAGCCTTTCTTGCTTCGGCGTCTGCCACGGCGGCTTTTGCATTGGCAATGGAAAGGTCTAAGCTCTCCAATTGTGCCCGCACAAGCTTGCGCACTTCTGCCACCTGCTTGGCCCTTTCCGGCAGCATACCTTCTGCCATAAGCTTTTCAACATCTCGCTCATATTGCAATTGCTCTCTTTGGCTCTTCAACAGATCTTCGATAGGCTTAAGCGCTTCTTCTCTGACATCTTTAATTGCCTGTTCAAGCTCCAAAGAGTTGGTGATACTTTGAAGACGCGATGCTTCTTTGATATCCTCTCTCTCTTTCGCGCCCTTTGCCTCTTGCAGTGCTTTATTCAACTCACGCTGAATTGCTACTTCCTTGTTGGAATACTCAGCGAATGCTTTGGCTATTGGATTGGTTTGCTGAAGCACCAAGAGTCGCTGCTGTTCCGCGAATAAAGCATCGGAAGCGGCTTGGGCTTGTTTTGCGATTTGCTCTCTAAGGCGCTCGGCTTCTTTTGCGGCTTTGTCTGCCCCTTTCTTTTTGCTCTTTTCATCGCCAGCCCCTTGCGGTATAGCAGCTATCGCACCAGCGCCAGTTTGTTCAATTTGAGCTCGTGTGCGATTTCCTCTTGCTCCAGCGAGCACTGCTTCCTGGGTTTGCTGAACAACTCTGCGGGCACGCAATTCTTCATCTCGTCCCGTAACGAGTCCACGAACGAATCCAATCGGACCAGCAAATTTCTTCAATTCCTCTTGCGTCTGCCTTTGCGATCTTCTGTTGACGATGATCCTGCTATTTACCTCTTCCCGACTTAAGCCCTGCACCTGCCTCCTGTATTCTTTAGAGCTGAATCCTGCAATTTCATCTAATGATTTTTTTAATCTATCAATTTCCGCCATGCCGCTAATTGCCACTTCAATCGCGATGGCAATTAAGCCAAAACGAGCCAGTCCAACGAGAGCAGTCTTAAGCATTGTCACCGGACCTATGGCAGATGTCGCGTTTCTTGTAAGCAGCGCCATTTGCAATTGAGTGCCAGCCAAGGAAGAATTAGCAACTGCGCTAGTTCGCTGCAAAGCTACGACAGAGGCATTGAGTGCAATAAATTTTGCAATTGCCGATCCAATACTTGAAATTAAGCTGATAAGAATTTTACCGCCCAACAGAGTAAAAACAGTATTGACAAGAAGAACATTTGCGTAAACTTTCAGAAGAAAGCCGGTGATTGGGTTGCCGACTATAACTGCCAAGGCCCTTGCGGCGTTTAATAGCACGTTGCCGAACAACTGAAAAGTCGGAACAAGTTGCTTTAAGTTGTTGCCAATTCCGTCAAGAGATGGCTTAAGGCGCTCCAATTCTCTTGCAAAGGCCATGCCTCCTGCGGTTTTTGCCTGAGTGCCAGTAAAGAAAGCATTGAAACCATCGGTGATTGTTTTAATACCGCTCGTGAGCGGCACAACCACACTATTCAAGAAACCAATTGCTACTGGCTCGAAGCTTTCATAAAGAAGCCTGAGCGAATTTTGCATACGATTAATTGCACCCTGGAAAGTTCGTGCAGCACCTTCCGCGCCAGGGCCAAATTCCTTGCTCATGACAACGCCCACGTTGTTCAAGAGCACATTCATAGCCTTGCCCTTATAGGCTCCATCCTCCAAGGCGGCCGAGAATTTTTGAATTGCATCTGGCCCCTTAAAGCCTGCCGCTTCGGCAAAAATGGCCATCGCGCCAGGAAGAACATCGCCCAACTGCCCTTTCAATTCTTCGCTCATCACCTGGCCCTTGCTGGCCATCTGAGCGAACGCGTAATTGACGCGATCAACTTTGTCGGCGCTCATTCCAAATGTTGCTGCCGCCTGGCTGATTCCAGTGAAGAGGTCACGAATTTGCTCCCCATTGAATCCAGCAGGGGCCATGGAGGCGTAAAGCTTCGTAAAGCCATCGCGTGCGGATTGGAGGGGAACGTTGTAACGATCAACGATGTCCAGAATGAACTGGTTTGAGAGGGCTGCTTCCTTGGCCGATGGAGAAATGTTATTCAGGGTGTTCCTGAAACTTTGTAGCTGACCTACGGCATTGCCAACTTGTCCTGGAAAATCTTGCAAGAATGCAAGCAGTTTATAGGCTTGCCCAAACAACAGCACTTGTTTGGTGGCAAATGCAAACTCGCTACCAAGTTCGTTGATTAAACCAGCGCCAGGCAGTGAAACCTTGCCAATTGCACCAAAGAAATCTCCGCCGCCGGCGCCGCCTCCCCTGCCTCCGCCGCCATCACCAGGAGGAATGGCTCCTCCTCCACCAACTCTCGATGGGGTGGGGACAATTGCCCCTGGAGCCGCATAGGGCACAATTGCGCTCTGGGGACGCGCTGAGCGATATGCGTAGCTATAGGGAGCGGCGCCGCGTCCTCCACTGCCTCCCATAATGTCGACGCCTCTCAGCGCAGACCTGACGCGTGCTTCACGCTCGCGACGAGCGAACATTTCAGCTCGACTCTCCCCGTCGCGCCCAAGTCGCCCAGACGAATAGCCTGCTGGTGCGCGACCAACACCTTGGGGCAGGAAACCTGCCACTCGAGTGCCGCCAAGCATTGGCCTGCCCGCTGTACCAAGATCGCGAACATTGACAGCGCGAACAGCACTATTCAGTCCGTCACGAACAGCATCAACAAAAGCATTTGCAGCGCCGCGCAAAGCTTCTTTAAGACCAGCATTCAGGATGTCACCAACGAGCCTTTTCTGTGAGGCAAAAGCAGAGCCAGGAAGTTCCGCGAATTGACGCCCAGCAGGCAGTGCCATTGTCCCGGCCGTCGACACCCCGCCCCTAGAGGGGCGCATTGCAGGCCAATCAATGGGAGGCAGAGATGCCGTGGCTGCCTTTAACTGACGCTGAATTCCACGGAAGAGCGATGTAGTTACATCCCTCACCATCACTTGGACCACATTGTTCATCGAGCCGCTAGACACGGCAAGCAATGCAGCTAAAATTCTGTTTCGAATGGCGGTGGCCGCCTGAAGAACCAGGGATCCAGTGGCTCCTCTTGCAAAGCCCGCAGCTCCCGCAACGCCACCAACCGCAGCAGCTCCAATAAGAGCCCCTTGCCCGCCACTGCTCATGGCAGTATGGACAATATGAGCAACCGTCTCTTGGATGAAGGTCGTCAGTCCACTGGTGTCTCCAATGGCAAGCCTTCCCATTTGACCTGCCAGCCCAAATATTCCGCCAGCACCTAGTTTCGCAAGTCCTCCGGTGGCCGCGCCACCTAAGGCCTTTGCCCCGCCCATTGCCGCACCAGTGGCAGCTCCTCCCAGTGCTCCGACGGCTCCGCCTTTTAGTCCTGGGACAATGGAGGCAGAAATTCCTTCCCGCATCGCCTTGCGTACAGCAAGTTGCACGCTTGTAGCTAGCTGGCGCTCGAATCCAACCAGAGCACCACCCAGCCCAGGCAGATTGCTTAATCCTTCCTTGAGGGCGCCAATCACGGCCGAACGAATGGCTTGGGCCATTTGCCGCTCAGCCTTGACCATGCTGGTGATAAAGCCCTTTTCGAACCCTTCGGCCGCAAATTTGCCAAGCTTTCCTGTCTCTTTAGAGGGGCTTGCAATACCAAGAGTGTCTTTAATGGCCCTGATCAAGCCAATGCCTAAATCCGCTGCGGCAGCCCTGATCTTTTCGTCTCCACTTTGCAAACCATTGAGCAAGCCAGCAATCGAATCTTGCCCTACCTGGCTTAGGTCTTTCGCAATCTTTTGTTTATTATTTGCGATTCCTTCTTGAAATGCCAAGAAACCGGCGTCTGCAGCGGCTCTGTAAAGTCGCTTAATTTGATCTGGCTTTAACTGCTTGAGAGCCTCTTGAGTGAAGCCTTTTTGAACAACTCCCGAAGCTCCACCACTTCCTCCGCCCGAAGGTAGATTGCGCAGCGCTTCAGCAAGTTTTTGCGCCTTAAGAATTTCTGCGCTTAAATTTGTATTAACCTCAAGGTCGTACCTTCTGCGTCGAATGTTTGCGCCTAACGCATTCAGCTCGTTTTGAATTGCTCGTCGATCAAAGCGAACGTTGATCGGCAAGTTGTACCCAGCCGCCGCTTGTCCAAGCCCAGAAAGCTGCTGGCGAAAAAATGCCAGGTCAAGACTTACCCTAAGTTTCAGATCGGCGTCTTGAACTGCCATTCTCAAATCCCTACCTTGTCAATTCTATAATCATTGGTCCTGGTTGCGGCTGCTGAATGTCTTGAGCTCGTCAGCAAGCAGCGCAATCACTCTTCCATCCATTCGTCTCTGCTTCATCAATCGTTGCAGCACGGTCATACTTTCACCAGTGACGCTCTCCTCTTTTTGAATTTTCTTAACGTCAAACGGCAAAAAGTAGTCGGCCTTAATCGAACCCTTCTTGCCGCCCATCATGGTGGACGCCATTGCGCCAAACTTTGCCGTCGCAATGCTTTGAATGTTGTACTTCGCTATGTCGTGCTTCTCCAGATATTTCAATGCAGCCTGAACATCTTTTAGCCTTTGTCTCCCAAAATTTTGCGAGCTCCAGCGATCATCCCTAAAGTCCGAAGACACAAGCCGAAAATACAGCTCATTCCAATTTGTCATTGAGGCCAGAAACTTCCTGGCCTGGGCTTCTAGCTGTTCTGCGATGGAGGAGAATTCCTCTTCGACGCTTTTTTTGCTTCTCCGGCCTCCTTCATTTCTGATTCTTGCTCAGAGCTGATAAATTCAACCACCTTGGCAATAATGCGACGTGGCAGCGCATTGGTGTCTTCTGTGCTCCAATCTCCAGTATCACGCCATTCCCCATCGATCAGCCCTTGTCCGCGAGAGCGAATAAAGGCAGTGACCATTCGCGCATTGGTAGCTTCAACAGAAGAGCCGCTTGTCAGCATGCTCAGGGTTTCTTCCGTAAATTCGGAGAGAAGCTCTGCCTCGCTGATTGTGCTACCTCCGCCTTGGAGTAGGGCAAAAGCTTCGTCCAGGCTGATACCCTTTGAAGTGGCGATTCTTTTTGCCAATTGCACGGCCTTGATAGTTGCCTGGCTTTGAAGCTTGCCAATTTCTTCTTGCTCAATAGCTTCGGCAACAAGCCAGCCACCAAACTTTTTCAGGCGCAAGCCAGGCAGGAGTTCACAAAAACCTTCTTCCTTGGTCTCCAGCAGAAAACTGTATTTGCTCATGATCAAGAATGTTAAGAAGAGCGTTGAACACCTTCACTCGCTCAAAACTAGAGCGAAACTGAGGCGGTATTTCAACGAGAAACGAGTGGTAGTCGTTCGCAATTCTAATGGTCGCCTGTCTATGGGAAATAAGGCAAAGGATGCCCACTTCCATTGCGGTGCCATCAATGCTGTTGTTTATTGCATGAACCAGATTATCAACGCTATGCAAATAGTCGATTTTCATTTGCCCATCGATGTGCTTCTAATGCGAGAAATAAGTTCTCTGCGAAGAGAGCTAGCTTGAAATTTGGCGCCTACAAGAAAAACGTCTGTCCACGGACGAGGGTTCCCATAGTTTGCACCCTCTCCCTCGTGAACGTAATAAGCATATGGACGCCCGGAGCTATTTTGGGCATCCCAATGCCAAGAGGCGGAAACATTGACGCCGCCTTGCGAAATGGAAAAGCTGTTCCTACCGCTTTCGTATAGATCGCCGTAGTCATAAATATCCCGAGGGGATCCTGCTTCTTTGATAGGGGCTCCAGGGTTGCGCCTAGTTGTTTCTCGACCATACGGCCAAATTGGCTCCGTGAATTGCTCTTGAAAATACTCATTGACATCTTCTCGCGCCCAATCAGAAAAAGCCTGAGTCAATTGAGCTTCAAGCCTTTTTGTGCTAGACAGTGTTGCCCCAACGATAATCGCACTCATGCTGAATAAAGCGGACGAAAAATAAGATCCGGGATTGAAAATCTGCAGCGCTCGTAAGCTATGTCGTCGCCCGGGAAATAGCGAGGGGTGGCATCTGGAAACCTTCTTACCATTCTGTCCATAGCCTCTGCAATTTGCTTGCCATCTGGATTGTATTGAACCAATACAACTTCCCATACTTGTGTAACCTTGACAGTGCCACTTATCGGAGAGGCCGGAAGGAGCTCTGGATACTGCCGCATTGTCACCTCCAGGCCGGTCACCTTCCATTCGCTTGGCACACTTTTTTGGCCAACAACATAAACAGCGGGAATTGTAGTATTGTTTGGCAACACGTAATTGCCGACCAGGCTAGGTGCGGCGCTCAAAAGCTCTGTCACAGCATCGCGCAATTCAAGAATATTCATAAAAAAACCTCCCCGTAAGGAGAGGCTAGCAAGAAAACAAGTCGACGGATCAGTTGGGCGCCGTCGGAATAATGCTGCCAGAGCTGGTTGCTGACTGGTGAACGCCAATGCGTCCGCGACTGGTCAGATCAAACGTAACCTCCACAAGGTTATCAGCAGGGTAGCTTTCGTTGTAATTCATGACGCAAGCAGCAAATGCCACTCGGTCGTAGTAATAAGTGTTACCCGAAGCGCCAAGTTGCTTGTTGATTTCAACGTACACTTCGTAAAACTTGTCGTAGCGAGCGGTTGAAATTACCTGGAAAGCCTCGTCAAAGCTATCGGGCACAAAAACGGTGCCATCCACATCCTTCTGGAAATACGAAGTAATCGAAGCTGTTGCTTGACTCGTCGTGATCACACTGTCTGCAAAGCCGCCACCGCCAAGGAGGTAAAACTCTTGGTTGTTGTCATTGAAGGCCATTGACGCGGTGGTCACGCCTTGCATCGTGTACAGAGTAGGAGCGCCGCTAACGGTAAAGGTGGCGCCGCTTTGTGTGATCGTAGGACGAACAGAATTGGAAGGGATAGCGCCAACACGCAGGATAACGTCTTGGCTCTTAACCAGTTCCTGGGGAGAAAAAAGTGCCATGGAAAATCTCGGTAGAAAAAGAGCGATTAAGCGTTCAAGACGCTTCCTTTGCCAACCAGTCTAAAGATGCCCCTGATTGGCGTGCCGAGAAACTGCCAATAATGATCGGCAATTTGCTCGTTTGGCAATAGCTCAAACCGCCCCTCCCTTCCATTGATTGTTGCAGCAGCAGAGCTTCCAGGAGTGACTCCCGACAGGGTCAATGGACCAGTCAGCCGCCCTTCCATGTACACCGCTGTATTATCCGCACCAAGCAAATAATCGAAACGAGGATTTTGCTTCTGCTTCAACGAGGCGTAGTAGGTGATACCAGTGGCAGTAGCCACATAGTTACCAGTGCCGCTTTCGACCACGTACCCAGACGCCACCTGCCAAACCAGAGTGGCATTAGCAAGTGGAGCGAGCACGTTGGTCATACGACAAAGCCAATGGAAGAAGCACCAACGACGGTTTCAAGCATTCGCTTAAACTCTTGGCCGTATTGAGTGGCCTCAAGTCCTTTGCCATACACCTTGCCATCTGTAGCTCCAATTTGGATGCCCATTTGAGCAAGTTGAATGGCGATGATATGAGCGGCTAAATGTTTTGTTGCGCGATCGGCCTGGTCGCCAAACACGTCGCCCACATCAGCCGTTGCCTCGGTGATGGCCCCATTCACGATTCCCGATGGATGGGGAGTGAACTCAGGAAAACGCTCGAGAAAGCTGGCGTAGGTAACAGCCATAATCAGGCTTTTCCAATGCGAATGGCTTCAAGGCGCTTGCTGATGGCATTGCGCACCCTTACGCGACCCTCCACTTTTTTCCATTGCTGGAGCTGATCTTCGTCGTGCATAATTTCAATCATGCGGACGGCATCAGAAAGTGGAAGACCGGTAAGTGTGGACACCTTTTGGGGGATGTCCTGAACAGTGGGGGTTTCTTTCAGTTCTTCAATGGCGCCAATTGCCATAAGGCGTTTGACAGTGCCATTGCTACGTGCTTGAGCCCATTTGGTCTCGGGCACGTCTGAATTCACCCCCGGACTGAGCTGGATCATACCGGCGTCAGTGATAACGCCGAGTCCCCCTTCACGAGGCGGATTTTCGAGCTCAGGGCGATAAGCAATCAACATTTGAATGTTCTATAAGAACTGCCAACAAGCTTAACGCCCCGATCACGTTCAGTTGTCTTGAACGTAGATAACGCTCTTGGGATAATAGAGAGCCACGCCACCAACACGAGCATGGGCAGGAACAATGAATTCCAGGCCACGCTGCTGGGGCGGGAACAGCTCAAGCGGTTGAGGAATGTGCAGTTGCACCTTTTGAGGATCGCGCTTGTACACCACCATGCGGTTCTTGTCCAGCACGCTGTTGTCGGCATCAAGCTGGTTGATGGGCTCAACGTTGCGGATGTAGGGGTTGGTGCGCAGGAAGTACTCCAGCACAGTCACATCCGAAGAGTCGCTATTGCGGGTGGTGCTGACCTTGTTGTAGTCCTCATAAGGCATGAGGATGGTGTCAGGCTCTTCCTTCATCTTGGAGCCATTGACAATGGCAGTCACGCCATAGTTCAGCAGCTCAAGCATTTCCTGGGCGGTGGTGCCACTATCAGTGAACCACTTATCGGCAACCACAAGGTCAACCGTGGAATTGTTAAAGAAACCACCCAGGCCAACAGAAGCCTCGCCAAACATGGCGATGTCTTCCACCTTCTCCTCGTAAGCGCGGCGAACGGCAGAAGCGCGGCGCTGCTCAAGGGCGATGTTCGCCATCTGTGCAGCACGAAGCTCTTGAACGGTGTAACCAAACGAGCCACCGATCGAGCGGATGTTGATGCTCTTCTCGGTTTGGCTGATGTCCGCACGGGGCAGATCGTCAGCAGCGTCGGCAATCACCTTGAACTCACCAGTCGCATCCATGATGCGGTAGGTGAAGGTCTGGGCGCCAGGGCCAGCCTCGCTGGTCACAGGCAGGATGGTGGGGTATTTGATGTCAGCGTACTGAACTTCAAACACCTGAGGGCGGATGTACTCAAGCTGACGCTCGAGAAACAGACCCGCTTCGTCCATACGAAAATCAGACATTTTGAGGGCCTCCTATCAAGTGTCAGCGGTGAGGGTGAAAGCAGGACCGTTGAACTCAACAATCGCCAGGCCGGAACCGGTGACGGAAGTGAGGTAACGAGCGTTCGAAAGAACGGCGGTCTTGCCCGAAAGCGATGCGCTACGCAGTTGACCTGCATATTGCACGCCGGTAGCGGTGTGGATCACGCGCACTGCAGTGGCAGGGGTGACAGAACCATGCACATACATGGCGACGGCCCCTTCGTTGGCAACATTCATTGCCTGAGCAGCCTTTACGCCAGGACGGCTATTGGTATCTTCAGCGGTTTCGTCGACATAGGTGAGAACATTGACGCCCACCACGGTTTCGCCAGTACCACTGATGGTCTTAGCGGAATTGGCGACAGTACCACCACTTGCATAGGTGACGATGTTACCAAAAGGAATTACGGCACCAGTTTCGTTGATGTAGGTGCCAATGGTGTTGTCGCGGATGTCGGACAGTTGGCCTTCCAGGAGGGCGGTCAGCTCAAGCGAGTAGCTCTGCTGAACACCACCTGCAGTAGCCGTGCCCGAAGGGGTGAAAGTAACGGCCATGGATCAGCGCTCCTTGGAGATGGAAAGAGGGGTCTTCCAAGCGTTCTGCAGTCGCTCCATGTAAGAGGAGGGTGCAGAGGCGGGAGAGGCGATGGAAGCAACGGCTTTACGAAGCTCATCGGTGGCGGCAGAATCGCTACGAGCAGACTCGGCCAGGGTGTCGAACATGGCCTGCACGTAATCGTCGGACTTCTCCGACAGATCAATGGCATCGCCACGAACCGCCTTGACAGCGGCTTCCATGATTTCACGGGCATCTTTGCCTGCGAAATCAAACTCGCCATCCAGGGTGGTGCGAGCTTTGTCGATCAGAGCAACACGCTCCTCAACAAGCGAATCAATGTTCACTTGCTTTGCAGCTTCCAGCTCGGCCTTGGCGGCCTCAAGCTCTTGCTCCAGAGCGTCAGCGCGACCCTCGGCGGAATCACACTTGCCCTTCATTTCTTTGCCCATGGCGTCCATTTCTTCCTTCATTTTGGAAGCTTCGGCCATCATGGCATCGTACTGTTTCTTCATGTCCTCGTAGGACATTTTGGCATCTTCGCGCTCTTTGGTGATCGCCAGAGCAACGCTCTCGCTCACCTCGAACTCGGCGCCATCAAAATTGACCTTAGCAGTCATAGATGGTTCCTCAATGGGAGATAGTAAAGACGGGTCGGCGGCATCTAGGCGATCTAGATGAAGCTTCACCTGCGGGCCTGCCCTGCCCCTGCGAACAACGGCAATGTGATTACCATCGATCATCCGTTGGATGCCGTCGTAATGTTCACCGCTTTCCGCAACGCCGGGCGTCGGGTCAAATTGCACCCTGTAACCAGCACTCACTTCTTTTGCATCACCCCGCATAATGCGTTCAATCGCATCCTTGTCAGTAATGGTCATGACGGCACGGACGAAACCGTTGTCATAAACCACTTCAGTACCCGAAAAACCAATTTGATAGTCTTTCGTGTTGGCGCTGTCAAGCAGAGCGGGGGGATGTTCAAAAGTTACAGCCTTGCCCGCAAACGAAGCGAGGCTTTCTGGCGAGCCCACTTCTTCTTCGGGACGATATTCACGCCGAACTCCACCGTCCGCATCGGTGTACATCTGTACGCCTGTGCGAGCAATGGTGGCCCAAGTACGAAGATAACCCTCGGGGGTTAGCTCATACTTTTCGATGGGCGCGACATCGTAACGAAAAGAAGTTTCGCTCATAGTATAAAACTAGCAAAATCTATTACAATACTCACAACTCTTGATCCATACGCGAATCAAAATGCGTTACTTAATGGCAAGCAAGGCCAATGCCCTTCGTATGCCTCACCACCAAAGAAAGCTGCTTGTGGCGGAGCGCATGAGAGACGCCCGATTAAATAGTGGACTGTCACAAAGAGCTGTTGCCAAAGAGCTGCACATAGGTCAAGCCACTTATTGCAGAATGGAGAGCGCCGAAACAGAGCCCTCTGCAGTTCAACTTGCAACCCTGAGCGGCCTCTATGGTCTGTCCGTGCTCTGGTTACTCGGAATGCCTAACTTCGTCGTCAATGCTGCTCAGTCTTCGCCGTCTTCGTCTTGAATCTCGCGAATTTGAGCTTCAATGTTTTCCATCACATAAGCCTTGGCAATAGCCTCTGCTTCAAAGGTAAGCATTTTTACGGGCTCAAAATGCTCGTCGGGCTTGTCGTAAAAACTTTCAACAAAGATATGGGTTTCGTCAAGTCTTCCATTTCTGAAATGCTGCCGCTCGACAAGGCGCCATTGAGAAGTGCCGCGATGCTCCTGAGAGGAAAGGATAGCAAGGGCCTTCATGACGCCAATGCCATCTTCTTCTTCTTCTTCAATGACACGCACGTATTCACTCATTGACTCTTGTCGCGACTTTCAACCATCTTAATGATGCGATTAGCCCAGGCTTTGCCCGCATCTCCACCCCACAGAAGCCAAGCTATGTAGCCGGCGTCATCTTCGCCCCCGCTCTTGTTTTTTTCGTGGCGCGAGAAAAAGGCAGCCATTCTCTTGATTGTGGCATAGCTCATCGCATCGCCACCAGCCAAGTTGGAAGCCCTGGCCACTCCACTGCCAATGCCCTGTTCTCCCGCCTCTTGCGTGGTCAGGCCGCCTTTTCCGTATTTCCGGCGAAGCTCGAGGCCGCGACGCGCTGCAGAACGAACAGACGATGGAGGGAGGAAAGATTCAACATCCCCCCTCGTTACTTTTTTGCGTTTTTTTTAACAGTTGCCAAATATGCCTTGCAGCGCTTTTCGCCAACGCTTTCATCCATTGCCTCCTCTTCCTCTTCCTCGCCCGCGATTTCTTTCATGAAGGCCATGTAATACTCGTCACCCATGTCCTTCTTCGGCTTGCGAGACAAGCCAGCCTCCGAAAGGGCAATGGCCAGTGCTTGCTGAGGGCTTTTTACTGCCTCTCCGCTGCTGCTTTTGAGTTTGCCGCTTTTGAACTCGCGCATAACAGAGGCAACTTTCGCCTGCTTTTCTTTTGCGGTCATGGCAATAGCTTTTCTTTTAGTTTAAGGGCCAAAAAATTGGATGGGGGCTGTTTCAATCCTTAAGCTCGGCCACACTTTCCCTCGATTAAGCACAAGGGCAGTCATAATACGTTCGGCCAAGAACGAAACGTAGCGGCAGTTATAGCCTTCAATTTGCATAATTTCCTCTTTTCCATTGTTCCATATTGGCCACATGCAATCCAAAAGCGTTTGCATAAATTGGCAATAAAGGTGGTGAGGACCTCGAGCCATAATATGGCCGTAAAAAACTTTTTGCTCAAATGCAGTCTCGAGATCTTGCCTGGAAAGAGGAAGTTTTCCGCTGTCTGCCGCAGCCAAGGCTTGACTGATGCCGTCCATCCCGCTATGTCCACCTAGATACTGATCCGCAACAGAGCAATAAAAATGTTCGGGCTCCGGAATATACAGCACATCACGAGCCGATGGCTCCAGTCCATCATCTCTCCATTTACGCCTGTACTGGGCATTACCAATAAAATCATGGGCCGAATTGTTGATAATCCAATAAATGCCCGTCAGCTCAGACCACCATTTATTTAGCTCGGAAATACCAAGCCCTTGACTATCCAGTATCCATCCATTATGAACCAAAAACGACTGATCACAAGTGCTTAGTTTTTCGCCTCCCAATCGCATTTGATGCATTGTCGCAAGAGTGTCATAACGCGGCAAATTGTCGCCGTGACACATCACATAAAGATGCCAATCTTCAGCTCGCATAGACATCACGAGCAGCCCAAAGTTCATTGTAGTTATTCACTCCTTTTGCCCCTACACCTGTCAGGTCACCACCTCCAGAGGGCTTGCTCCATGCCATGATCGTGCCATCGGGCAACACAAAAGCGCGATTTTTTTGCTCGTGCGCCGGAGTCAGCTCCAAGTAATCGCCATATACGAAATTTGATTGACTGCCATTGACTGCCAAGGCCTTGCCAAGCAACGTGGGGCCAGTCGGACACAATGGTGTGATGCCATAGTATCGCTCTGTGCAATTAACTACAATCATTTCAATGGCAGCCTGAAGGGCCGAATTATTTGGCTGAGAGTAGAGAACAGTCGTGGCGCATGCCCAACTCGTAAAACTAAATCGCTGAATATCTCTAAAAGCTAAAAATTTAATGCGCGGCCCGATTTCCACTGGATTGGTAATTCTTACAGCAATATCCATGTACCATCCTCCCAGTTTATTCAGCAAGCAAAAGCGGCCAAGATCAGCCTTGTACGAATAAGGCTTGAGGGTGTCGTAGGCCCAGAGTACTTTCGTGTCGTAATTATCAGCAATGAACTGCCTCAGGCTCTCCTTGTTATAAATAGTGTGGCTAGCGTCAGGAAACGCAGCTTTAACAGTGCCAGTAGCATGTTGTAAAAACGGCGAAAGCCCATCGCCTGCATCGCTTAGAAAAATTTGCGAGATTTCCATGGTCAAACAATGCGAGCAGGAGTACCAAAGCCCTTGAACTCTACAGGGGCATCTTTTTGTTCTAGTGTCTGATTTACGATGTCTAGCATTTGCTTTTTTACGAAAGGCCAAGTGAAAGATTCTTGATGAATGCGGTCATGGCACCATTTCCCAGCGATTTGCAATTCTTCTCGATTGTGATAGTAATAGTCCAAAATGCCTGCCAGTTCTGAAGGGGATGGCTGCCCGCGTTCAAGTCCATAATTTCTATCAGTCTCCCAACTCTCAATAGCAATCCTCTTGACGCCATCGAAAATCTCTTTCAAGCTCGTATGATCGGGCACCACTTGCGCGACGCCGGTAGCGGCGTGCTCGGTATTGACCAGCCCCCATCCTTCCCCAATGCAAGTGTTAACGCCTAAGTCGCAAGCATTGTACACCTTGTTCAATTGTTCAATTGAAAGGCAGTTCTGAATAGAGAATTGCGGACTGGTCAAAATAAGTTTGCCAGTAGGATCGTAACCTTCGTCCCTGGCTACACGCTTAAACAATGGAACAATCTCCCATCCCATGTCTTTACTGCCCATATTGAGCCAAAGGCGAGCATCTGGCTTGTCCTTAGCAAACTTGATAAAACCTTTAATAGTCAAATCGATTCGCTTGCGCGGTTGATTTCTATTGCCATTGAAGACGATAAAAACATCCTCTGGCACTCCAAGCTCCTTCCGACACTTTTGCTTGTCAATAGGAAAGAAATTAGAAAAATCGGTGCCATGGCCGACTATGTGCACATTTTTGTTGTAGCCGATTTTTTCGATTTCTTCCTTTGCAAATTGCGTATAAGTGATAAGGGTGTCCCATTTATTGATTGCAGGAAGCAATCCTGGAAAAAGACCATAAGAGTCGATGGGTGTATAAATAACAGTCTTAAAGCCAATGCTTTCCTTGAGTGTATCAATTTCATCCATCAAGTTAATGGCCACCCAGATATCATTTACAACAAAAACAAGGTCAGGCTTGATAATTTGCACGAGCTCCGCAATTCGATGAGAGCCGAACGGATCGGAGCCGTGAGCCATGGCTGGATACATACGGCAATGCTGCTGCATCTCACTCGGATCGCCGTGCCAGTTCACCGCTAGCGCATGTACTTCATGCTCTGCTGCCATGGCAGGAATCAGGTATTCGGCCACCCGTCCGAATCCTGTCTGCACTCCAACATCGCCACAGTAAAGAATGGTAGCCACGAAAATCTTGAGACTGGCCTCATCTTAAGTGCGCTTTTAGACTGTGGCAAAAGCTGAGGCGGCGCAGTGGCGAAGGTGGCAATTGTCGGGGCAGGGTGGGTGGGATGCCACCTGGCTTTAAGACTAAGCAGCCATTACGATGTGACACTTTTTGATCCATCCCCCTTCGAGGGCGCGTCACTTTTGAATCAAAACCGTCTTCACGTGGGCTACCATTACGCCCGGAACTATGCCACAAGAGAACTGTGTCAAAACACTTTTGACGCTTTCATGCGCGATTATGGATTTTTAACAGAAGCCGTAGAGAACAATCTTTATGCCGTGCCAAGCGAAGAAAGCCTATTAGACGGAAGAACGATGGAAGCCATTTTTCCTCCATTGTCATGGCATCACGAAAGGATAGACGCTCCTTTTCTGCGTGACACTGAAATGGTCTGGCGTACTCAAGAAAGATACATCTGCCCCTTGAAAACCAAAAAATTTATGCTTGAGCGACTGTCTTCTGTTCTTCGTCGCGAGCGCATAAGCGCTGCGCAATTGCCAGCTTTGCGGCGAGACTATTCATTAATTATTGATTGCACAAACAATACGTTGCTGCGCCCTCGCACCAATGAATACTTTGAAGCAGTGGCAATGTTTATTTATGACATTGTAAAACCACTGCCGTTTGGCGCCCTCACTTACATTGATGGTCCTTTATTCTCTATCTACCCTTTCCATGGCGGCACCATTTCTTTAAGCCATGTGATACATAGCGTCGTTCGCTCCTCTGTCGCGCCCATCACGTTACAAGAAGTCGAGGATGATGGCCAATCAAGACGACAAGCAGAACTTCATGCTCGCCTTTATTGGCCGGACTTTTTGGACCACCTTTCGTTTTCCAGGACAGTATATTCAGTCAAGAGCAAACGTACCAATGCAAGCGCCTATAGGGCTCCTCTGTTCAAGCAAAACGACAACGTACTTTCATGCTTTACTGGTAAAATTCAAGGCATTTACTTAATAGAGGCCAGGGCTCGAGAAGTGTTGTCGGGCCTGTAAAGATGCGCAAAGTAATGATACTCTCCGGGATGATTTTTAGCTTTTAGCATTTCTCGAACTACGCCGCCAGAATAGCCCGTTCCGCGCAGGGCGCTTGCGAATCGTTCGTGCTTAATTTGCTCGGTGATCGGCCCAATCTTTTCGTCACTTATATGCACATGAGCGATGTAAGGAAAGTATTGCATTAAGACTTCTTCTGGCAATTGCCCTTCTAGCCAGCTACTATTTGTATCTATCATCGTTTGCACGCAAGGGAGCGAGTATTCCGCCAGGCTTTGGACAATTTCTTCGACCGTAAAGAAATAGTTTCCGCCATACTGCCTCGCCACTGGTTCGATACAAATGATGCATTCCGCTTCTTCTAACTTTTTGTGACAGGCGGCAAGGCCGTCCATTAGATAACGACAATCACCCTGTCTTAGCCCGGGACTACCAAGAATCATGCGTTGCCATCCAAGGGTCTTGGCTTGTTTGATCAATAGCGCAAGGCATTTTTGAAGAGAAGCCTCATCCCAAAATGCTTCAATGTCCATTCCATAAAATAATGACTGCGCCGAATATTTTTGCAAATAACCAGAGAAATGACTATGCCGCTTAAACGGCACCGCCTCTAAGAGCTCAATGCCATCAGGCAAATGCAGGACGATATCCGTATGGTCCTCCGCCTCCCAGCCAATAGCGCTAACCCCGAGCTTCACTGATAAATTCTCCAATGAGGGTGAAATTGTCGTTGCGTCCTGGCGGCCAATAAGCGCTGCTTGTATGCATTGTAAAGTGATTGTATTCAATTCTCTCTCCCATCGTCTTTTGTGCCGAAGGAAAGAATTTGTCCATCAGTTCTTCAGTTTCGATGGGGGCGGGGAACAAATTAGCAATTCCATGAGCGGGACACCTGCGCAAATCACTCCAAAGATTACGCAGGGGATACCATTGATAACAACTGTTGGCGTTGATTTTTTCTAATTGGTAATTGTTGGTCAAATCAAATAAGATGTTCTTCTTGATGAGCCGATGGTAAAGGGCAGGAAGTCGAACAATTTGCAAGGAATTGCACCAAAGCCGTTCTTTCACGAGCATTTCAAATAGCAAGCGATTTGCGCCATAACTCGGACTCTTTAGCTCCGGCGTAACGATTTCGTCCATGAATGCGCATTCCCTTCCATACACGTCAATCGTCGAAATAAGCGTAACGTGATTAGCACAAATGCTTGACAAAATATCAATAATTGAAAAAATATTTTCCAGGTCGGACAGTGGATCTTGGTTCACCTTCCACTTGGAGGCAGGTAGGCAGCAAAGAACTAAGTGATCTATCGGCCAGCTTCCCGTTGTAATTTCATGAAAGTTGCTAGATGAATAGACGCGATCAAAACTGGTTTGCTCCTGCAGAGCAGAGCCAACCAATCCAGTGCTGCCAACGAGAACCTTCATGGCAAAAATACGATAAAGCCACTATACAGGCACTGTTGCTGGCTGCTGTCTTAAATACTGCACGCTGCAACGGCACCTAGCTCCGCATTCACATCGCCGGCCAGGGAGCGGCAAGGTGCCAATGGGAACTATTCCTTGGGAGGCATATCGGAGGCAGTCGGCGCAGTGTTGCGCTTGGCTGTCCAAAATTCTTCGCATAAGGCTATACCCTTGCTCTTGCTGCCGAAGCTCAGCCCCCTGCCAATAACTACCTCGAACGCTCTGAGCGTATAGGCCAATACGAGCAAGAGCCATGGGAGCAGAAACAGCCCCAGAAAGCAAGTCCCGAACAAAACCCTGTAGATAAGTATATTCTTCACGAAGTCGCTGACCGATGCGACCGTATTCTGAACTGCCCATATTGGCGCGACCGCCATAGCCAATAACCGCTGCCTGAATATGAGCAGCTTTAAGCGATTCGCGGATACTGCCCTGCCACTGGTCAAGCGTAATTTGCTCATCAACCAACATGCGCGTAAAGCGCCGCAGTTCTGCGTCCAGCTTATCTGTGCGCTTGTCCAAAAGCTTCTCCACTGAAGCTTTGCTTAAGAATCGGCCTTTCTCGTCCCGGTAACGTCCGCTTCGCTGGTCATATGACCACTCGGCGTCCATTCTGCTGGACAGAATGCTTTCGCTGAAGCCGCCAATATCATTCAGCATCGTCAGCTTCCAGAAGATCCTTAAAGCGCTCAGGGGCTTCCTCTTTCCATTGCTGTAGCGCTGCGTCTACATCGGCTTCGCTGATGAAAGAGGCTTCATCAATATCGCCAAGCATCAAGCCTTCAACCTTGACCGGCTCGATGGCATCGACTTTGCTGCTGACCAGCTTTGCAGCTCCTTTGCGGTCTGGATTGGGGTCGGCCTTGCGCTTGCGAGCAACGATTGTCTGACGCTCTTCTTTGCTCATAGCCTCGGCCTTGGCTTTGGGGAGGCACTTGGGCTTTCCCTCTTTTTCCTCGCGCCCGCCGCATTCTCCGAGGATCTCCCCATTGGCGCCAATTCTCACCCACTCCTCTTTGAACCATTTGTCCAGATCGTCGTAGTTGACATCGCCATTGTCTCCCTTGAAGCCACTGCCGCTGCCGTGCTTCCTTTCATAAAGCTCTTTGTATTTCTGAACCATATAGGCGCTGGCATAGGCACTGGGCCACACTTTGAACTTTGCCTTGGCTGCGGCAATTGCCTGCTGATGCAAATCCTTGTCCTTGAATTCAACATCACCACGCACCTTCTCTAAGTCCCGAGAAAGAAATAGACCAGCGGAATCCTCCACTTCCCTGCTTCCATCCATGGGAAGAGTGCCGTTTTCTTCATTCATGGGATCACGGCCACCGGGAGGCACAGCCAAGCCACCCCCCTTCTGAGTGGAACCACCCCCTCCCTGAGCAGGAAGCTCGCGTACCACAGACGGATCGAGAGTGAGCTCCATTGACCACTCAGAGCCTCCGTAACGGGCATCTGCCACCTCCTTGGGGCTCAGCACGCCAAGCTGAATATACCGCCCGTCTACGGCCGCAACGCGAGCTCTTACGTCAGCCTTTTCTCGCTCATTAAGCTCAAACAAATTGTTGAACGAAATGCGCCAAGATTCGGGCATTCTGCCTTGCGTTGGCCCTGTCTTGCTGAGCATGATGTAAGTCATCAGCTTCTTCAAGGGGCGATGGAAAGTGGATTGTTGATAGTCCGCAAGCGTCTTTGCAAAATCCCTTTCTTCGCTGCGCCCCGTAGATCCAAGACCGCTAGGACTTTCGCCAAACAGCACTGTGTGCGGGATTTTTGAAGCGCCAATAATGTCAACGCGCATTTTTTCTAAGATCTCTCCAACGCCGCCAAAATTTCGGCTAATGAATTCCAGCTCTTCTTTTTCTGCATCAATTGCATAGCCGCGATACACGCTCTTGCTCATATCGTTTAGCACCAAACGATCTCGTACATCCTTCTCCTTTCCTGCCGCAAGCATTTGAGAGAGGCCGCGAATTTTATGGACGAAAATGTCAAACTCGCACAATAAAGTGGCAGCGCTATTTAGGCCGGTCCAATAGTGCTTAAAGCTTTCGTAAATAGTCTGCAGACTGCTCATTCCCCACCCATAGTTTCTCTGTCTAATGCGATAGGGAAGCCAGTCGCCATCAAAGCGCAAAATTCTGTCTCTATGAATCTTGACTAGCTGCGGCTGGTTAATAAGATCGCCGGAAATGATTTGGTAGTAAGTTGCCTTGGAATAGTCGTACAAATTATCTTCGTTAATAAGCGGAGCGATTTGCCACCGATCTAGAACCTCCATGCCCTCCACTGCATAAATGCGACTCTTGTCGACGGGCTGGTCGGCAGGGCGACCATCGTCAATGTAAAGAAGGATGACCGAACCTCCATAGAGCCTGGAATTCTTAGAGGCAAGCATGAAGTTTTCAAGAATGTACAAATCCTCAATCACTTGCTCGATGCCCACCACCTCTTCGGCAGCGGCTCCCTCACCGCCGAACAAAACTTTGAAGCCCTTGCGAGTGGCCTGCTCTGCATAAATATCGACGATCCTTCGTGGCAGCCACTCCCCGTAGAGCCCCTCAAGCTCCTCTTGTGACAGAAAAATAATTGGTTGTGTCTGCGTGGACAGGCTTTTGTCTCGCCCGGCAATTCCCATGCCCGTCAAGGCATTGGCTAGCCCGTCATTTCGCAGGCCACCCACGGATGCATGACCAAGATCCACCACTTCTTCAGACATTGTTCACACAACAGGCTTGCATCTATTCTAAATGTGGCTACCATTGGGGCGATGTTTTCGTTCTTTATGCCCACGCCCATTGAATTTGTCTTCTCCGAAGAGGAAAGAAAGCATGCAATGGAGGAGGGATACAGGCGACAATCGGTCAATGAGGCGAAAGGGCTTCGTGGTCGAAACAAGGGTGCTGCTCGTGGCGACAAAGCTCTTGAAATTCACTTACTTGGCGCAGCAGGGGAAATGGCCGTGGCCACCTTGCTGGGTCTTAAGCATGAGCTCTACAAGGAGAGCGAAGCTCGACGCGGGTCAGACGATCTGCCAGGTATCGACGTGAAAACGCGATCAAAGCACTCATACGACCTCATAGTCCAAAAAAACGAAGATCCGCGCAAGAAGTTTGTTCTCGTGACCATCGAAAATCAAAAAACCTTCATCCATGGCTGGTGCTGGGGGGAAGAGGCGATGGAGGAACGGTTTTGGGCTGATCCGGCCCGGGGGCGGCCTGCCTACTTTGTCCCCAAAGAATTTCTTCGTCCAATGAGCACCCTGAAGCCCCATGCTTTCGTGCAGTGATTTTGCGAAGCACGTTCTAAAGCTAGAACTTTGGCCTGAGCAAAAAAGAATCCTCGATGCTTATTTTGGTGGCAACAAGACCCATGCTGTATGGGCGCTTGGTAGACGGTGCGGCAAGACGCTCATGGCCTCGATCGCTGCACTCTATGCATGTTTTGTCCTGGAAGAGCATTACAGGCGTCGCGTAAGGAAGTCCGAAAAATGGTACATCTTGACCATCGCCAACGACCAGAGCCAGGCCAAACTAGCCCTTAATAACATTCGGCAGTTGCTGATGGACAGTCCCTTAGTGAATGAGATCACTAGGGAAACTGCCACTGAAATTGAGACCAGTAACAACTGCGTGTTTCAGGCAATTCCAGCATCCGCCCGAGCCTCTCGAGGCAAGGCAGTGGTGATGCTGATCATGGACGAACTTAGCTTCGCGATTGAAGGTGATGCAAACCGAGGGGCCAAGGCAATTTACGATGCCCTCTCCCCGTCCATTGCTCAGTTTGGTCAGCATGGTCGCATCCTTGAGCTTTCCTCTCCTTGGCTCACGGATGGCCTCTTCTACCAGCATTACTGCGAGGCCAAGTCTGGAGAGTTCCCCTTTATGCAGGCAGTAAATCTCCCAACATGGGAGGTCAATGTCAACTTGCCGTGGGGATGCCCATTTCTTGATGCTGAACTCAAAAGAGATCCCGACAAATTCTGGGTGGAGTATGGCGCTCAGTTTGCCAAGAACAATACAGCCCTGCTTGCAACTGAAATCATAGATGCAGCAATCAACAAAGAGAGGAGTGTGCTTTTTCCAGAAAAGGAATTTACTGGCACCTATGTTCTTTCTCTTGACCCGGCTAGGGGCGGCGTTGGAAGGGATGATTACACGGCTTGTATTGTTCATTATGAAGGCACAAGGCTAGTTGTGGACAAGTTTCACGCCTTTGAACCTGACTTTGAAATTGGCGGCAAAAAAGAAGTGAATATGGCAAAAGTGGAGGAATGGATTAAGGAGCATCATCGTATTTACGAGTTTCAAAGTATTGTCCTTGACCAGTTCAATAGCAGCTTCATCATTCAAAATCTCTCCAAGGATTTCCCCATTGCAGAGCTTGCTTGGTCTGTTAGCACAAAGATGAAAGCCTTCAGCAAGATGAAAGAGCTTTTTAACGCTGGCCTGATTGAGCTCTATCCGCATCAAAAAGCAATCACTCAGTTAAAAAATCTCAGCGTCATTTATAGGGCAAGCGGACAATGGGCGGTGACTGGAGGCAAGGAAGTGGGAGTTGACGACTATGCATTTGCGCTAGCTGCGGCTATTTTGGAGGCATCAAAAGATAACGACATTGACTGGTTAAACAGTCTCGTGCGATAACCGCCTGTAGAATTTTCACTATTATTCCTTTTTCCACTTTGCTGAAAATTGGCTGGCAGTGAAAATGACAAACATTGACCTATCGTTTGAAGAGCTTTCTTTCCTTTGCGCTCTTTTAACGGCAGACAGGCAAACTGCCCTCCAATTACTTGCCGCTGAGCATGCGTATCGTCCTTCATTGCTTCCCAAGTTAGAAGATGCGCATAAAGAGCTAAAGCGCAAGAAGATGGGACAGCAGTAAACTGGAGAAAATGTTATTCCCATGGTTCTCTCCGCTGCTGCCGAAGACGCCCTTGCCTGGGCGATGAAAGCGGCCGAGGCCGTGGAAGAGGCGGGCAAGAATTTTGGCCCTCTCAGTGAAGAAAGCCGCTTGGCAAAAGCCGCTTACGAACACCTTCTGGAAGATTATCGTTCGCTCGCTGGCAACGAAAGCGATTATTGGCAGAAGCGCTGCAAAGACTGTCCCGATTGCGCTGGCTGCAAGGACTACGACGCCTAGCCATGGTCTGCTTGTGCTACAGCCTCCATGGCAAGAGGCATGAGCTCAGGGTGCCATTTCATGAGGCTCGTTACGCCAATAGAAGGCTGTTCGCGGAAGGGGCTGCCGTCTACTGGAGCTTCTTTTGTTAGCAAGTCCTGAAATAGTGCTATGCTTCTGAGGCTTTCTGCAGAAGCCCGTTGGCCAACGGTTTACCCAGCATGCTCGTCCATGCTGGCTTCGTTTGTGGATTCCGTGATCGAGCGAGTTGAAGCGCTAGGTCTCTTCCTGCAGGGTGTTGGAGCCGCACTCCATTGATTCCCTAATGCGGGAACACTCTGCTTTCACCTCAATCTTTTCGCTTTGATAGACTGACAAGACGTTTGCCCTTTACGGGGTGCATGAAAGCCATCCAGGAAACGGGGGATGGGGACCATGGAGAAACGCCCGTGAACAAGCTCATGCTTGTGAAGCTACAGCTCCTGAAAGCCGCGAGGCTTCATCAGGCGCAGTTGGCTTCAATCTACGGCTACCGCCCTTGTTTAGCCTGAAGACTACACCCAGCCGCTCTTGTCAATCTGACAGGGGCGATATTTTTGTCCGCGATAGACAAGCCAGCGAGAGGGCAAGTGCAGCAGATTCCACCAGTCCGAAAAAGCCTGGTGCTCTTCTTCAGCCCAATAGGGAACACCTCGATACACGAGCAAGGTCATGGCTAAACAAGCGATGCCCCTTTAATCTATCTTCCCTCTTGTTTATGAATGTAAGTTTTTAGTTCGTGGAGATACTGTCGCAACATTTCCGCTTTCTCTAAGTGCCAAGGGTCATGATGGAGGAAGTAAAGCTCCATGTGGGCATCAATAGCTTTTAAGCAGTTATGAATGGGCGCGTTCCAGCGCGAGCGAACTGGCGTGTTAAACGTCCGACGCTCGTCCATTGGCTTTGAAATAAGCCTTGATGTCCTCTAATGCTACTGGCTCAAA